TTGAGAGGGTTCAGAGAGAAGGTGTAAAATGAGTGAATATCAGGTATAAATTTTTATAATTTAGATACGTTTTGGGGGTAAACAGGTACGTTTAATTCTTTTTCCATAACGGTTTTTTCGGAGAAGAATATTCTATCTTGATGTTCTTGCTTCTTTCCTATATTAAATTCCTGTACAGGTCGGTAATATCCCATCACCCGTGTCCATACCTCGCATGTGGTACGTTCACTATCATCTATTTCAATTTGCCCTATTTTTGTATCAACTATCATGCTTATCCTTCCGCTTATCCCACAGTTGACTCTGTAACTCATATAACTGCCCACATCCTGTGTTTTGGCATCTGACAGTCTTACCAGTATCGCCGCCAATGTAACAAAACATAATACTACCGCAGTTAGGGCATCTGTTCATCGGAACTTTAGGCTGTGTTGGCATTACTTTGTTTACTTTCTTCTTTTAGGCTTCACAACCATGTGAACCGGCATTACGGGCGTTAGCCGATTTCTGAGCATTTGCTCTGGTTTTTGAATGACCGTAGACTTTACCAGTATCTTTATTGTAGATTTCAAATATATTTCCATGTTTTCTTACTGCTGCCGGCATACTGAACCTCCTGTTAATAAGAACCCCCGCTCGATTACAAACAGGGGATCTCATACATGCTACTTTTGAGTGAGCATTTTACTTACCAGATTGCGAAAATGTCTTTGCCTTCTTTTACAATACTGGCAATTTCTTCTTTTGATAATTTTTTGTCTTCAAGTGCTGCTCCTAAAGTATTTAAAAATTCACCAGCTTCTTTGAATGTTTTAAAGATTTTACTAAATAACACACCATTAACAGAAGCCAATATTGCTAAAGCTGCGGTCAAAACAAGTGCCAGTAATTCTCCGGAAACCCAAGATTTAACTGAACTCAGGACTCCGGCCTCGGCTGTGATCGTGAACATGACCATGAGCATGATAACGAGCAGAATGAAATTGAAAACTGTTTGTGATTTTGAAAACATTTTGATACCTCCTATTGGTTAATTGAAAATCCACCATCCTAAAATGAGACAGGAAAGGTCAATAAATGCTCCTTGCCGGCCTGTCCCGCTTATGTACATATCTATAAACTTGCCTTCATTCCAGTTAAACTTGAAATACACAAGAGCCTTATCATTAAATGAATACTCATCTGAATAATTGAACGGATCACCTGTTCGGTTTGCCCGATACATCCATTCGAAACAATTCCGTGCAATTAATGAACTACCGGTGATCCTGCGTACCTTTGTAAACCATGAAACTTTTTTACTGCGTATATTTGATGTCATGAAATAACCAGTAGATAACATTGATACACTCTGCCCGTAACGGTAAACGTGGTAATCAGAATCGCTTACAATGACATTGCCAGAGTATTTATGTGATTCAACCAGCCCGTTAAACGCCTGTGCGGTGCAGAGACTTGAAAGCATACCGTATTTGAGCCAAGCATCTGATAACCATTCCATGTCGATAGCTTTTTTTGCATAGTCTCTCAGTCCCGCATTGACAGTGCATGGCAAAAGAGATAACAGCAAAAATATGATTATGAATTTTCTCATTTTATCCTCTCAATGTTTGCTGTACTTGTGCTCGAAAACCGATTGTACTAAACTTCTTTCCCGGACATGTTTTGTAATTTGCAAATTCCCGATGACCATAAATATGTGCAGGATCAATACCGACAACATCACAAAGACTACTCACTAATCGGATTCCCAAATTCCACATATCCGGGGGGACTTCATCTTTGTCGAAGTTTCCTATCCAGCAAACACCAATGGTGTTGTGATTATGCCCTCTTGTATGTGCCCCAACCTCATTCATCATTCTACCGACAAGTATTTCATAATGACCTTTTACAAGTTCAATCCCAAATGTATAACCAATATCATCCATCGGATTATTTACATATGGATTATAATTCGGTTTGCTCTTATCCGGTTGACCTATTAATCCAGTATGCCAACCACGAATTGCTCCCCAAGAGACAGTATCGCCATCTCTCGTAAGCGAATGGTGTAGTATTATCATTGTAGGTTTCATGCCGGTATCCCTAAATGTCTCATGATTTTCCCAATATCCTCTTTAATGTTCTCTGTTCGTTCGTTACACAACTTAGTTCCCACGATTTTATTCTCAGGAATATGGATTTTATAGTTAGCGATATGGTTTTTAACACTTCCGTTCATCTCCTTAAATTCTTCGTGCATTGATTTAACCGTAGTACTCATTGTAGAGATTTCACTCCTTGTTTTTGTGCGTTCTGCAATATCCTTTTTCATTTCTCCACGCCACCATTTAAAAACAAAAGGTATTAATCTTATGCAGATAAAAAAGAAACCGAGTGAGACAAACAACATGGCGGGACTGTCCTCAAATTCCCCGTTTAAAATTTTCCAAAGCTCATTAGCAAAGTTCATTTCTTGTTCTCACCCCTGATTACTAATAGTCTGTTAAAAATGTGGTTGCTCAAATATTCCAAATAGTATCATTGTTAAAATAAATAAAGCTATCATCTCCAAAAACTTTCTAATACACATTATTCTACTCCAAGAAAGTTTAGAAGGTTTTCTTTTGAAACTCCAAGTACACTGGCTGGCTCACTTACACCCATCGCTGTACCTGCGTAACCAGAACTGAAATATCCATATTCAAGAGCACCCATATCTTCTGTTCCACTATCATACGGAACAACATTACCTTCGTAATCTGTACCTAAACTAAGGTCAACCCCAGTATCCTTTCCGGGAGAACTTGCGGTAAGATTGTAAGCTGTTGAATCACCCCACGGTGATCCAGGTGTTGAATCAAAAAGCGGGTCACCATCGAAAGAATTGGCATCTTGAGAAAGATTTGCTATTATAGTTGCAAGGGTTAACGGTACTTCTGCCAGCCCATCTCCGGCAGTATCTATGTATGCGATTTCACTTTCAGATATAGAATGATAGTTATTGTAATCCAAAGTAATATCTGAAAAAGATGTAGAATCAATAACTATACAATAATCATCAGCAACAACAATATTGTTTTGTAAATTACAACCTTTTACTAACCTGAGTTTTATACCGTCAAATGAAGTTTCGGTATTATAAAAAGTATTATTATATATCTCATGGTCAGCTTGCACAGTAAAGTTACTTCCAAATATATTCAGAGGCTGGATACAACCATACGCCTCATCAAAAATATTATAATATATTTGAAAATTAGTACAAGTTTCAGTAATATAAAGCCACGCAGTACCTCCTGTTCCAGCATCACCGTTATCAGAAAAGTAGTTCCTGTAAATGTTCACACTATCAACAACAGCCGTCCCTTCCGAGGTACTTGAGAAAACTTGAATCCCATCTCTATGCCATGAAGCACAAGTATAAAAGGGGTCAAAATCACCAATCCTGTTTCCATAAACATTGACTGATTCGAGGAGTGCCCCGGCAGTGTGGTCAGCAATTGCCAGTGTTATCCCAATATTGTTATGTAGTATTACATTGTCAAATATATTTATAGTGCTATCTCGTTCTGTGGACGTAGCATACACCATAATTCCGGTATTCCCACAGTGCATTATTGTATTGCCGGAAACAGTAACATGAGAACTTTTCTGTACAGCAACACCTTGTCCACGTTTAAGTTCCCACGCATGTTCATCGTCACCAAGCATTGGATTTTCAGCGTAAAACACATGATGGATATAATTATTAGTAATAGCACACCCATCGCTTTTGTATACTATAGCTCCGCAACAGTCGTTTTCCTTGTCAAGGTCTCTAACCTCAAATCCGTTCATCGTTACCCATGGTGACCTATCAATGTATAGCCCATGAATATCATCGTCACCCCTATCAATAATTGGCATACCAACACCATAATCTGATTTAGATGTGACAACTATCGGATTACCATCTGAGCCTGCATCAGCTTCAATTTCAAGTGTTTCGTCCCACACCTCACCACCCTTGAAAAATATACTATCCCCCGCTGCAAAATCTGTGGCTTTAACCTTTGCGCAGGTTTCCCATGCGTTTTCTTCAGATAAGCCATCATCCCCATCGGCGCCAGTAGTTTTATCCACATAATAATTGGTTGTGTGGGCAGTTATCGGCAATAACAAAAAGAGTAAAATAGTAAGTATTTTTTTCATTCAATCCCCCTTACTTAACCGTTGAATAAGCTGCACCGCCGTGGAAGTAAACAGTGTCATCGTCAATAACATTTGCAACCGGTCGAACAATATCATTTGTAGTATCGGGTGGTGTGGCAAGTAATTCCCCGGCCGTTGTGTCGCTTAACCAAAGCGCTGCTCCTACTGTTCCCCAATTCCATGCATCATGTGTAATTGTTCCCTGTAACATAACCAGACATTCGGCATTGTCAGCTACAGCTTGACATACAACACCTACAAGAACATCTGCGGAAGTCGCTGCGGCATTTGCATTTGTTTTTTCAAGTTTACTATCGTCATTATTGAGATAAACTATTTCGCCAATAGCTGTTGTGCCATATCCCGCAACAAGTTTTATCCCTAAAGATATAGCAAACTGATCGTCTGTTAATTCACCAGATTTGGGCAGGAGAACCGTTTTGCCCGCATCAATTCGTAAGGTGTCCAGTGTCGCCGTTCCGCCAATTATGGTAGATGCATTCAATGTAGTGAACGCCCCTGTGCTTGGTGTTGTTACTCCTATTGTTGTAGCATCAATAGTACCACCATTTATATCAACGGTAGGTATTGTAGTTGTGCCTGTGAATACCGTATCTTTCAGTAATTCTTTTAAGTCATCAAACGCACCAATCCAAGAATATACATCATCTTGTTGCAGGGCAAATATCAATAGAACAATTCCTAAGATTATCAACAATTTCTTCATAACATTTTATCCCTCTCTTTCGCAATAAAAAAGGCGTACAGAATTAATCCATACACCGGCATCATAAATATTATTTTTCTATATTTTTACTCTTTTGAAGTCCAACTCATCCAATATGAATCTGATATCGTAGTATCTTCTCCATTTGAGCCTTTCCCGGCAAAAACAACATAGCCTTGTCGTCCTCCCCACCAGAGCCGTTTATAATTCAAACCTTCTGCAAGTGTCAGCGTATCTTGCAAGGTCACAGCAAAGGGACCATTGCAAACCCCACTGTAAAACCGAGCCACTGCTTCTACTGTAGTTCCGGCTACAATACCCTGCCACCACATATACGGTTCAATGATTACTACATTTGATGAATCCGTTCCGGTTTGATTCACCAAGCATGTATCGATTATAGTTGTTCTACCCCAACTTACGGCATTCTGCATTTTATCAAGCCCGGATAGTGTTTTAATCTGCGGATATGCTGTTCTCAGTGTATCGCCATTCGAATCAGCTGTTTCGTCCGAAGAATCTGCACGCGCAAAATAAGCATATTCCGTTCCCGGAGTAAGACTGGTTATTGTAACAGTTGCCAATGAACTGTCAACAGCAGCCACCCAGGTTGTATCTGACATCGTATAAATCTTTGTCGAATCGAAGAAAGATTCAGCCTGGTTGTTTATCCAGGATAATATCAACGTGGTTGTCGTTGGAGAACCGATAGTAAAACCAGACGGCGCATCAGGTAATGTGTCTGCATAAACACCGAAGGCACATATTACTATCAACATCAGAATAAAAGTTAATCTTTTCATGATCACTCCTTTAATTGAAGTTTATTATTTAATTGTATTTGGCAATAAAAAAGACGCCTTTTAAGAGCGCCTTTATATAGAATTATATATGACTGTTTATTTATTTTTGTTTGATATTTTAAGTAATAATTGATTACTATTGAATTTTTTTATCATACTGTTTTTTTCCTTAAACGTTACTGCTCCTTCGTTAAAGGCTTTTTCAATTTCTTTACTAAATTTATCCTTCCTAAAATTATTTATTCATTTAACGCAAGTTTCTCATAATCTTCAAGAATCGAAATAATGTATTGATTTCCGATATTCGAGAGTTCATTAAAAAAATCTATCGCCTTTGCAGCTTTATCTTTATTTTCTTTACCCACATATTCGACAAATTCTTTTATTTCTTCCTCAGATAAACCATAGACAGGACTCATTGCATTTAATGATCGTTGAAATCCTTTATAGGTGCCACCGAGAATAACATATTCCTTGAAATATTTCTCGGCAGCTTTACTATCTTTATATCTTAATGCAAGCTTTATATTATAAAGAGAATGTCCTCGAGGTGTTAACCAGAACCCTTCATAAGTTTTCCCTTTTTTCTTTAAAAACATTCTTTTTTCATCTAAAATATACCAGTAAGCGGATTCAAACGGATCTGATTTATAGAAAAAGAATTTTCCAACTGTTTCTTTGTAACCACGCGAAGGTTTCCCTGTAAGAGCGATATATTCATTTTCGAGACCGAAACTTCGTGCAATATGTATACCACGGTCTCGTATAGTACCAGGTTCAAATGCTTCAGGAAATAATGATCTACGTGTAATTAATTCTGCGGACAATTTAAAAAACGGTTCTGCACCCTGTATAAATTGATTTACCGGTGCTTTTGCTATTTCTCTTGCTATTTCCCTGATAGTCATTTTCCCTTTTAAAAATTGATTTATGTAATAAGGTGAAGCATCCAAATTTAACCATTCAAGTAAATCGCCCAACGCCCCTATACGAGTGAAATATATAGGCTTGCCGTTTTTATCTCGTCCCAATACAGTATGCGGTTTATTGCGTACATCTTCAGACAAATCATCCTCTTCATCGGGGAATACAAGATGATTCAATGTATTAATCATTGCCAGAAACGCTGATGCCTTAATAAGAAACATTCCTACACGTATTGCCCTGAAAGGTGTTGTTGCCAGTGTACCAACTGCTTTTCTTCCCACAACTTCTGCTGTTTTATGATCATTTGCAGCATTTTTAAATAATTGCATATATCGTCTCATATTTACTTCTTTCCATGACCAGAAAGGATAAACATGTTCTCTTAATGATTTTCCCACAACACCAACACGGTCATAGGCACCGAGAAGATCGTTCGATAGCCAGTACGCTTTATCACGTGGATCAGAAAGTCCATCAATTTCATCTGGTATTGATGCACCATAATCACTTGGTTTTCCTTTATTATTTTTAATATCCTCAAGATAATAAAGATACGCCGCATATCTTAAAATACTTTCTCTAAAATCTGTAGAAACACGAACTTTTTTCCAGTAATTTTGCCATATATTTTTTGGTGCTTTTGTAATATCCTGTGATTTATATTTAGTGATAAAGAAATGAAGTTTGTTCAACTCACCCATTTCTTGAGCCTGTAATGTTGAAAGTGTCCCTCCTCTATCGTTCCAGTCTTTAATATTAACAGTAAGTTTTTCATCTGTATAAAAAGCTTTATATAAATCTTTTATTGCTTGTGGTGTTTTTTTGAAAATCTTCGGATTACCAGCAAATACGGCGTCTGCATCGCCTGTTAAATTTCGGGTGTTATATTTGAAATATCTTCTTGGCGATATAAGTTGCCATATTTTCCATTTCCGAATAAGAGATTTATGTGCAATGCCTACAACGTTATTAGAATGTTCTGGATATAGATTGTCTAATGTTTCGGCAATTTCCTGCTTAATAACGAATTCTTTTCTTCTACCACCAACAGCAAGAATCTTTCTTACCTGTTTTTGGGTGAGTCCTATTTCTTCAAGCATACCTGAAGTTAATTTTTCTGCAATTGCATTTGGTATTGATTCTGCAAGGTAAAAAACATTTCCTTGTCTCGGTTGCCATATGACATAACCTTCAGGAATTAAATCACGCCATGTTATATTTTTATCCTTATGATTTTTTTCCTGTTTTTTCAGATCATCAACAATATTATATTTTTCATCTATCTTTTTTATTGTTTTGGCGACCTCAATATCGTATGCCATTTGAGCCATAACTTCATGTTCTGCCTGTAAATAATCAGCATTAATATCGAGTTTGCTTCCCATTCTTTTTTTAAGAAAGCCACGTGATACCGGTGTCTTGAGTTTTTTACCAATTCCAAAAATGCTTTTCGTTTTAGCATAATCAAGCACTTGATGTCTGAAATAATTTTCTCGTGTTAAACGTCCCGATACATCAAAACCAATTGCTTTCAATGATTCAACATATTCATTTTTCAATTTATTCCATACAATTTCTCGTTTTTTCAATGCATTGGTAATATAATTATTCTCTTTAATTGCTTCATCTATAAGACTTTTTGACTTAAATAATGAATCTTCATCAAAACCATATGGCAAAGATTTGCCTTCTTTTGCTACTTCAATAAGATCATTAATAATAACTTTTCGATTGAATAAATCGTAATCCTTTTGATCAAGATTGCGGAGTACATTTGCAAGTTCACGTACAATCATATCGTTTGCAACAGATTTTTGTTTTGAGAGCTTTAAAAGATCGAAACGTAATTGAGCAAATTCTTTTGTTTTGGGAAGATGTTCATATTCTCTTGCAGCTTTATACCACAAATTTTTTAGTAAATGTTGAGTTTGTAAGAGGATTTTATTTTCTTTAATACCGCTGGAGGATTGATAACGGCGTTCGATTTCTTCGTTTGGAAATTTGAATTTTTCTTTTTTCCCACTTGGTAGTAATTTGCTTATTGTTAGCGCACCTGCTTCTTCTTTTCGCTTAATGATTCTTCTTTTTTCTTTTTCAGAAGTTTTGCTAATTTCTTCACTACGTGCGGTCTCCCCTTCAAAAAACGATATTTGTGCATTTTCTTTCTCCATTTCCTTAATAGATTGTATTAATAATTCTTCTTTTGTAGGCTTTTCATAAGCCCCAAAGAGATTTTCCTGATTAGGATCTCCTATCTGATTTACCAATTTAACATAATTATTTAATATTTCAATGATTTTTTTCGTACTTCTTTTATTGTTATCAAAAATTTCAATTATGGATTTGGCAATATTAGAAATACCATCATCAAATAATATCTCCTGGGCATTGTATTCTTCTATTGCCGTACCCTCAATTTTCAAAGAGGATAACTTTTCAGCAGCTTTTGCAATATCCGGGGTTATATCATAATCATAGCGATTACCTTTTTTGATTGCAGACTTCAGTATTGCGAATTTGGGAGCACTCATTACCATGGCTTTTGTAATATTTTTAATATTATCGTCTGTGCTTTCAGATAATCTTTCAATTGCTTCAGGATCACCAAACGCTTTTCCATAAACAGCATTTCTGATTCTATTGACACCTTCTTGAGAGATATACCCCTCTTTCGTGATATATCTGCCGTATTCGGTTTCACTCATCGTCTCATGAACAAAACGTTTCATAAATTCCCTGTTCGGAGCAATGTTGATTTCCCCTTTTTCATTCACAACAAATAATCCGAGTGCTTCATCTGAAAGTTTTCTTGCATCGGAAAGAGCCTGTTCTGTGGCACTCATTGCCGCTGTTGCCTGCATATTTGCTTCCTCAACAAAGTTAGCAACATCTACATCTGATAATCTCCTTCTCGCGAGAACAGGCGTATTCATTGATTTTATTTTCGCTGGATCGAGTCCAAATGTCTCTGCATTGTCTATCAACCAGTTTTTATAATTCTGTGCATTTTCCTTGTTCTCTTTATAAATCCTTTTTAATGCTATGATCCTGGCATTTCCGGCTTCAACTATTGCACTTTTATCAATTATAGGAGCACCCTCGGTGACCATGGGGTTTTCTCCAAGTCGTTCCGGCATGAGAGTTTTTTCAATTTTCTGTATCTGCACTTCAGAAGCTATCTTACTACGGTCTCTCGGCTGTTTGATAGATGGATAGTTTTTATTAACACGGAGATTTTCGTCATGCGATGTAATTAAATCATCGGATTCGTACACCGCATAATCATAGTCGATTTCAGTTCCTTTTTCTGTTTTTGCTTTGCCTCTTTTCCCTGAGACAACAGGTTCTTTCGGTGGTTCTCCGCCAGAAGGCTCTACGGCTCCCTGTTCTCCGGATATTCGTTCTGCTGCTGCTTTTGTAACTTCTGGTTTAGCTTCAGGAGCCTTCTCAGTCTCCGCTTTTCCTTCTTCTGCTGGTACTCCTGGTACTTCTGCTGGTTCATGTCCTTCTTCCTTTTTTGCTATTCTTTTTCTTGCTTCTGCTGTTTCTCTTCTCTGCAATTCTGTACCTAAATCGCTTCTTCTTATAAAATCCTCATCAGATAAATGCTGAAAATCAGTTATTTGTCTATTTGGATCAAGTTTATTTAATTTATCTATTTCATTTTGCTCTTTTTTATTGAGCATATCGAATTCATATTTAATTTCTTCAGTTGTCATTTTAGATAATTCTTTGGACTTTTTAACTTCAGGTGTAATTCCTTTTACCGTTTCTTCAGTAACAGGCTTTTCGGCCTTGATAGGCGGTTCAGGTTGCACGATCTCGCCTTGAGGTATAGTAGGAGTCGTCTCAGGAATTACAGGCGCAATTTGAGGCGGTTTTTCAGGTACAACAATAACAGATTGCTTTGGTGAAGGTTTTACTTTTGCTTCAGGTGGTTTCTTTTCTATATCCTCAAATTCTTCAATCAGTGATTTTTGTTCGAGAATAATTTTAGGCTTCTCTATAACCGTAGGCACTTCTTGTATCTCTTCATCAGTTGTCATTAACTCAGGAACAATCTGTTCTGTTTCAGGAGCTACCGGAGGCAACCCTCTTTCCCGTCTTTCTTCTTCCGTCATGAGCTCGGGGACAATAGGTTCTGGAGGAATTTCTTTCCCGGGCGCCGCCTCTCTTCCCAGCGAAGCATTTGTAACACTAATCATAGCCCCAGGAACAGAGAACATGACCATTTCTGTTGCTAATTGTTTTATAGTAGGTAGCTGATACTTCTCAATTCCAAGAGCAGCGCGGCCAACTTCACCGATACGCTCTTCCATCATTTCACCGAGCATTCCATTCCATCCGGTTCTCCGTACCAGTTTCATGAAATCATTTGCCTGTGCCGTTGGATTCGCTTTCAGGAATGAACGGAGTATACCGGTCTTGACAGCGAGATTCTTTGCATAGTTAGAAGCACCGGTAAATAACCCTCCGGAATGTTCTGAAACAATCTCGACCCAGTTTTCACCCATCGCATTACTCATGGCACTGAGTAGATTCTCGCCTTTGCCGGTCAAAACCGCTTTTAGTTCACGATCATCTTTTTTCGATATTTCAAATTCCGGCAATGTCCTCTTTATAATATCTGCGGGAATCTTAAATGCACCAACTACGGGTGTCTGCAATGTTCCACCTGCAATACCGGCAATTGATTTAATGCCAAGACTGCCAAGTTTATTTGCAAGTAACCGTTCCACGCCTTTTCGTGAAACTGTTTTCATACCTTTCATGGCTACTTTTCTACCAGCCTTATAAGCAGGTGATGCCATCAACATTTCTCCCATGAACTTCGGCATGTGAGATAATCCCTCGACAACACCGCCCCAGAAGGTATATTCTCGGTTTTTATCTTTTTTCGATTCTTTCAGATAATCGTTGAGCATATTCAGGTCTGCTTGGGTTTCCTTGCCATCACTTACTCTTTTCACGGCTATGGCAACTGTAGCTATTTCCTGAAATTCCCTGATGTCATTTACAAATGGCAAAAATCTCAGCTTATCTTTCCATGCTTCACGCATTGACTGCCACGCATCAACAACATTCTGAGGAGGTGGTTCGTACCCGGGAGGCTCTTGAAACAGTCCGGCTTCTGCAACTTGTGGTAATTCTTCAGGTATTTGGAAGCGGTCTGGCATTTTAGGTGCCACACCAATAGATGCAGGTTCAGCAACTACCGGCTGTAATGGTGACGGTTGCCCGAAGATCTCCGGTACCGGTTCTTGAATTACAGGTGCAGGCTGTTGTTGCATTTTCTCTGCTCCGAAGCCCGGCAATACCTCATGCTGTAAATCCCGCGCTGTCTGATGAGCTACCTCAAGAGCAGAACCAGGTGTTAACGTAAATGTACGTTGAGGTTTCTTCTCTTTATTGTGTGAAGAAATTTCTTTATCAACAGGTAACGCCGTTTCTTTCACATATGGTTTTGTTAACGTAAATGTACGTTGAGGTTTCTTCTCTTTATCTGTTAAAACAGGCATTTTTACCACTTTCTCCCTATTGGGATATCCAATTTTTACCGTCAGACCTGAATTTTCTGCCAGTTCGATCATCTGTTATTTCCGCCAAAGGATACTTTCCTGGTGGGTATTGCATATTAAGTTCATCAATAATAGTATTGGTCTCTTCAACAAATGATCCTTTACCATATAACGGTATTCCTCGTTCTATGGATTTTTGTGCCATCTTTGATGAATCTTCATATGCATTTATGAGACCATGGATTATTTTTTGAGTAGATTCAGTATCTGAATTTTCCGGTATTGCACCTTCATCAAACGAATTTCCAAAAGCTTTTGTTCTTTGTTCTATATTACCCGATTTCATCTTACTAAGAATATCTCTCAAACCTTGAGTCTTATTTACATATCTTTCAAGAGCTGGTATGCCCCATTCCGTATGAGTCTTATCGGGTTTTGCGGTTGACTTTAATTTTTGGATATTTCTTAATCCTTTCTCAGCTTCCTTATTCCCCTTTTCTGCCATTAATGTTAATTCAGCAATTCTATCTGTCAAGGTAGTTGAAGGATCATAAGGCTTCGTTGTTGGGAAAGCTCTATCTCCGTATGTATGACGAACACCTGTTGATTCAGCCGGTGCCATTTCTAATCCTTTTCGATATTTATCCAAAGCACCCGCCAAGAACGCTTCTTCTTCTTCTTTCAGTCGCTCGGTTTCTGTTTGTGGTTTATAACCCGGTAAAAGTTCAGGAGGTACATCTTCCCCGAACATCGTTTTAAATAGCATTTTCTGTTTAAATGTTAAATTTCCCTGTGGCATTATTGACCCCCTCCCTGCGAAAACCAAAATAGAATTGCTTGCATTGCATCTTCTTTACTCATACCTGTAATATCAGGCATTGGAATAGAGCTTTGAGTCTCTCTGCCAGCACCATACGGTAACTGAATACCTGCTTGAGCAGCAAGGACATACTGTGCAAACGGCCCATACTGTTTTCCTTCAGGTGCTCCATATCCAGCAAGTTTATTTCCCATATATTGCTGATATCCTGTTCCCAAGCCGGAAGCAACGGCACCACCAAGGCCGCCAATAAGATTCGATCTCAGATTTGCGCCCTCTGCTTGTCTCTGTGCACCATATTGATTTGATTGCCGCGCATACTCAGCAAGTGCATTACGTTTTGACATCTCGTTTGTTTCACCAAGTTGGCTTGTATAGTCTGACATAATGTGTTGATGTTCTTGCCCAGGCTCCGCAAGTAAGCGTGCCCCAGCAATACTATTCCCCATTCCGATAGACTCTAAGTAACCGCTTAAACTTGATTTTCGTTTTTGTGCTATATTACCAGATTGGCTTGCACGGCGGGTAAGCAGACCTCTCTGTGCGTCAGGTGAATAAATGCCTTCCTGACCGATCTGTTGTAAATGTCTCCCATAGTCCGTATTCCCGAAACGCGGTGTGCGGTTTTTTCTACCGGAAAAATAACTTGCCAGAGAAGATATTCCGCTTACGGCCGCCGGGGCGTATGCTAAAAGTGCTGGTAATGGCATATTATTCACCCCTTCCTCGGACGCGTAAGATCAGCAAGCATATTCATATAGTCTATATACTCCATACCTTCGGCGTATGCGATATCACGTCTCTGAATATTTGCATCTTTATCCTTAGCAGTCCAAAGATATGCTTCTGCAAACTTCAATAAAATATCAAATAACCCGTCATATAAATCAGGATTATTATCGGTTGTCATTGTAGACGGTTCTTTCATATAATAAACAAAGATATCATCGGTAGCTCCGCCACCGCAGGAAACACATATTTTTTCATCAAATACCCAATAAACCTTATTTGTTGCTCCTGGTGCATAGAGTGAATTAAAAAAGCGCGGTAATTCATCAAGTCTTACTTTTGTAAGCCAATCATCAGCTGCTTGTGCCAACTCATCCCTCACGGCAATTATACCCTCGCCTCCATTTAATACATCACTGCCTAAAGCAGAAAGAAGAAGTGCAGTAGCTGTCATGGCTTTCTTTTCCGATTCCTCAAGTACAGACAAGTATTTTCTGTCCAATAATTGCGCAATTTTTAACTGCGCATGATTTAATGCTTTCAATTTAAGATCATTTGTAAAATTATCTTCCACAGGATCTTCCATACGATAGCCTAATTCTTCAACCAGGATATCAGTTTTATCTCCATCAGCCAATATTCTCACCTCTTTCCATCGCTCTTCGTTTCTCGCTTGTGCCAATGCCAAGCGGCTCACGTTTAAACGCTTTATCATTTAATCGCTTGATTTGATCCATTGCATATGTATAAGCATCTGAACGTTTATTAATGTTCAAGTCACCGGTTGCAAGGATAGCTTCTGCAAACTTCAACATAATATCGTGTAGATGTTCATTTAATAGCGGATCAACAGATGTGGTCATTGTTGGAGGTTGTTCTAAATAATAGAGATATGAAGTTTGCCCAGCAGCGCCGGTGATAAACGAGATTTCACCATCCCACTTGTAAAAAATCTTATTGGTTGCTCCACCGGCAAAATAAATATTTTCTGTTTTTTTCATATCTTCGAGTAAACGTTCCTTCACAAACTCAGTATCAGATATTCCCACTTTAAGTAGTCCTGCACCACCGTTTAATAATGGGGGATCAAAACCAGTATTAAACGCCGTAAAACCGCCTTCCGCTGTTTGTAGAGATGATTTGGTTTCTAATTCTGTGAGATAAGAAGGGTGTAAAAACAAAGCTGTTTTTAGTTGTGCATGGTTTAATGCACTTAAACACATATTTTTTGTAAATTTATCTCCCTCTGGATTACCCATTCTTATTTGTAATTCTGATACCAGAGCATCAGTTATATCTCCTGCGGCCATATTTCATCACTTCCTTCGAGGCAAAAAGAAAGGACACACAGGAAATTCCCATGCGCCCTAACTATCAGGTTTATTTTGTTTATATGGTTATGCTGTTTTTATTTTAACTTTCAATTCAGTACAATATCTCTTTACATAAATGGTTTTGTTTGTCAATTCAGGCGATACTGGCAAAGTTGCCGTTTTTATATTGCTGATCTGTATAAGTTTCCCTGTTCCCCATGAGGTTGGTTCTGCCGTAGAAGTTGCGGTGAACTCTGTTCCAACATCCTTGTTTGCTGCTCCCACATTGGTAAAATCAGCGTCCCCAGAAGCATCTTGAATTCGATATTCGTAATCTTTTGTCACTGTTCCCTCAGTAAATGCTATATCAGAATAGACCTCTAAGGTTAATGCCTCATCTGATTTATAACGCACTATTATTTCATGAACCGGTACGCTGCGTTTATTTGCTGTTCTCAATGTTTTTGTTATCATGGAAATATCAAGACTTGCTTCATCTTCAGCGGCACTATAAATCTTGTTATCAGACGTATCGTATGCAAGAAGATATCCGTTATCATCATTTGTCATAAGTGACAGTGTTACACTGGTATCATGTTGCCGCCAGCTTCCGGTATTTACATTATATGCCCATACCTCATCACCCGCATTAAATGGGAAGTTAAATAATATTTCACTGTTGATATTATCGTACTCTGCTGTAATATCAGGTATTTCAGTAATAGTAAGTCCTTCATAAACATTCCCTATTGCATCAGTAATTCGCAATCGCTCTGTTGGGGTTGCATCGGAAGCAGCAAGATTATTTGGTGATAATTGGTATATTCCATCCACATAACAAACATAGAGTGCTCCCAACACCGCTATAAGTCCATGATCTGCTAAATTTCCTATATGGTGAGACGATTCGTTGATTATCCACTTTGTTGGATCGTTTGGATAAGTCTTTGTATTAAGAATACGTTTAATGGAATGTTTTTTTGTAATCACAACATCACCAAATAATTCATTCACACCTGTTATTGGTCCACCCATACTATCTGATACAATCAGTATATTACCAACAGGAGTTACATCGAACTGATTAAGTTCAGAATATGTCAGGATATCATCATGTGTCTCTTCATGATCTCCCCCAGGATCTAATACAACGTTTCCCTGGAAGCAGCGCCCGTTGATAATTTTTGCGAATTCACCATTAACTTTAATTGAAGGCGATAATCCCAATGGATGTTCTGTATCTCCGGTTAAATTTTTATCATATATCTTATAAGTAATATTGTCACCGCTTATCGATGCAATATAAAGACCTTTGTCAGGGTAAAGCAGAGACCATGCTACGTTATAATCTCCTCGATTGTTCCCATCACTCCCGTAACGTGTAGCAAGATGAACAGCAAAACCAACATTATCATCAATTATGCGTACATCGCCTATTAAAGCCCAATCGCCATCTTCGTCTGATCCAAATTCCGCCGGCACTGTAAAATTATTATCATCATCTTTTGTGACAACAAATGTGCCATTATACAGAGTGTTCGTAGAATATCCCGACATTACCACAATATCTCCGGTTACTAAAGCATGACCTACGGATGTAAACTTTGTGGATTTACCAGCTTCGGCTGTGGCCGCTTCTGTTGTTTTTGCTGTTTTAAAATCTACAAGTGTTAATATTCCACCGGCTGCGGTATGTAATCCTGTATCTGCTGTTAAAATAGCAGCGTTTTCACCTGCATACGCACCATTTTTCCCTGTTTGCCCAAATACTTTTACAAAATTACTATCTCCAGCATCATCTTTTTTAAGATACCATTCAACATTCCAAAGGTCTTTAGATGCCCATGTATCCGTTGTGATATGGAATATTTTATTTCCTGTACCAACTGGGTCTGCAAAACCAGCGTCATCGCGTACCTGGATTTCATTACCCGCAAAGCTGCCAGCCCCTGTTCTCAAAAATATTTGATAATCATCTGTTTCGACAAAAGTATAATCAGCCAATGCTGGAATATAAACTGTATTTGTTCCGCAGTATCCACCATCCGCACTTTGCAACAATTCTGTGCTTTTACGGAGATAATCTATTGTATGTATTTTATAATATGAACCTGCGAGAGAATCAGAACGATATACATTCATTGCCGTAATTCGTTTACTTTGTGCTGTTCGGTCAAATGTATGCTCAAGTACCAAGAACAGATTATCGGCAAGATTAAAGTTAACTACAATAGGATCACTTAAAAGACTTTCTTGTATTCCATCATACATATAACTGAACTTGTAATATTTAACAGTATCAGTAAATTCTCCTCCCTGTATCTGTGTTAAGCTGAACGTCACATCTGGTTTAACGATCTCTGTAGGATAAGGATATTGTGTCGCTGACGGATCATAATTATTATCAAAATAATCTCTGTCTATATATCCCAGCCAGAGTCCCTTCGCCTCATTAGCGCCCAATAATCCAACATTTCCAGGTAGTACCCTCAGTATGCCTCTTTCTTGCAAAATAGGATTAGTTGCCGCCTTATGATATGGTGTGCTGAATAATGTGATGTCGTCCCAACCCGATCCATTCCAACCATGGAGTTTCATTTGTCCCGTAGAACTATGAATTTCGATTAGAATAACCCACGCATCAGCCGGTGAGGTCAAGTAATCGGCAACGTAAACAACAAAATTACGTGTTACGTAACTTGCAGTATTAGAAAAGTCAGTATTAATCTTTACCCCAAACCCATTTGTCTTTATTAATCTGCCGTGTACTGGTCTCATATTCTTTAGTTCTTCAAGAGCGGTTACCGGTACATCTTCCATATCAGCATTGGTAAAAACACCCTGAAAATCTTTTAAATCAATAACTGCCATTTCGGCCTCATCCAGAAATGTTATTTTGTGTATTTCTGTCGGTACGTCTAATGCCATGATCCTCATCACCGTGGTTAAGCGTTATACTATGTATAATTGTTGCCGGGGGAGTACCACCAGCTATTACAAAACCGGCTTCCGAGCATTTCAGAATACCGGTAGAAGAAACTTTCAAATAAAAATATGCCATATTAAATTATCACCAATTGTATTCACTTTCTTGCTTTCTTAGTTATTGTTTCCGGTTTCTGTTCACAGAAATATTCATACAAATTTATTAACTGTAGATTAAGATCATTCTTTTTGTTCTTTTCGTTGAACAATATTTTAATGCGTTCAAAGACAGATGTTGGCACATCGAAAAGCAGTGCAAAGTCTTTATCCCAAGATGTATTACCGACTTTAGTTTCTTTAATACCATATTTCTTTTTTTCTACTTCAGTAAATGATAAATCGTCCATGAATTCACGTACTGATTTCAGCATTGCATAATTATCTCGAATGCCAATGAGAAACTGAGTTAACAGTATACGATCTCTAATGTTGAGTTTAACTTTCATTGTTTACCCCACGGGTACGGTTTTTGCCAATAAAAAAGGGCACATGAAATGTTATTCATGCACCCTGCAAGCAGCTCTTTATAAGCTGAGATTTATTTAATTTTTATCATACTCGTAACAACTCCGTTGTTCACAATTAATACATTCAGATTACCATCGTGGTATTAAAGTCCATTGACTCGAGTTATCGTCCCAGGTCAAAACATATGTATCTTCACTTGCTCCCGGTACTTGGACATCTCCAAGATCGCCAAGCTCGAAACTTGACAGACTTATTGCATCTGCACCACCCTCGACATGGCGCGCAGCATGTCCTTCTGCCGTAGTTACCGCAGAATTAATTTGTGATTGGATACCGCTTGTTACACCAGAAAGAAATAATAGTTCATCAGAAGTTACTGAAGATGTCTTGATTTCTTTGCCAGCACTGAGATATAGTGCTCTGCTTGCTGTTAATATATTCAGTTTAATATCACCAGCAACACCAAGAATCAGGTCTCCGGTTTCTAAATCAATACCACTGTGAACATCAAGATTACCATTTATATCAACATTGCCTTCAATATCTGCTCCTGAATCACCGTTTATTTCTCCATCGAATTCTACACTTCCATCAAAAAATCCGTTGCCTACTTCATCCACCCAAAAACGCTTTGTTCCTGTAATACCACCTGTCATTGCCAGGA